TCAGAACGACTGGTTCGGCAACTTCCTCGACGAGAAGTGTGAGGTGGGCAGCGGCTACCGGGAAAGCTCCAACGCTCTGTATCTGGCATACCGCAACTACTGTGTGGAGACCAACGAATATGTCCGCAGCACCGCCGACTTCTACACAGCCCTGGAGGGCGCGGGTTTTGACCGCGTTAAGGTCAAGAACAAGCGCTTTATCAAGGGTGTGCGACTGAAGCCGGATGATGCCGAGGGCGAGGATTTCCTCAGCTGACAGACCACTGGGTTAACCTCGATTAAGGTCAAATACAAAAAATTCTCTTATAGGAAAAATTCATAAAAAAGCCCTAAGAAAAAGTCTTGTAAATGACCTTCAACGAGGTTAACCCAGGCCAAGAAAACTGTACAGGAGAACGCATTATGAGAGAACGACAAATCGAACAAAAATTATCCCTGATGGTAAAAAAGCGCGGCGGCATCTGTCCGAAGTGGGTGTCTCCGGGATTTGACGGGGTCCCCGACAGAATCGTACTGTTGCCGGAAGGTCGTATCGCTTTTGTGGAAGTAAAGGCTCCCGGCAAGAAGCCCCGCCCTCTCCAGCTGGCAAGGCACGCACTCCTTCGCCGCATGGGCTTTCAGGTATATGTACTGGATGACGAAAAGCAGATAGGAGGAATTCTGGATGAAATATGCGCCGCATGACTATCAGGCGTACGCCATCGACTATATCGAAACACACCCCATCGCCACGGTCTTTCTGGACATGGGTCTGGGTAAGACCAGCATCACCCTCACCGCCATCAAGAACCTGCTGTTCGACAGCTTCGAGGTGTACCGGGTACTGGTCATTGCCCCGCTGCGTGTGGCACGGGATACATGGACAGCTGAAGCAGATAAGTGGGATCACCTCCAGAGCCTAATCTGCTCCGTGGCGGTAGGCACCGAAGCACAGCGCCGCGCGGCTCTGATGCGGCCTGCCGACGTGTACATCATCAACCGCGAGAACGTCCAGTGGCTGATTGAGGAGAGCGGCATCAATCTGGATGTGGACATGATCGTCATCGACGAGCTGTCCTCCTTCAAGAACCACAACACCAAACGCTTCCGATCCCTGCTGAAGATCCGCCCCAAGGTCAGCCGCATTGTTGGCCTCACCGGCACACCCACCCCCAACGGCTTGATGGACCTGTGGGCACAGTTCCGCATCATGGACAGAGGTGAGCGCCTTGGACGGTTCATCACCAAGTTCCGCACCGACTACTTTGTGCCGGACAAGCGAAACGGTCAGGTCATCTACAGCTACAAGCCGCTGCCCTTTGCGGAGGAGGCAATCTACCGGAAGATCTCGGACATCACCATCTCCATGAAGTCCACCGACCACCTCAAGATGCCGGAGCTGGTGAGCAGCGAATACACTGTGCAGCTGTCCCAGGATGAGCTGGCGCACTACGAAGAGCTGAAGCGTGACCTGGTGCTGACCCTGGCGGACAGTGAGATCACCGCAGCCAACGCCGCATCCCTTTCCAACAAGCTGAGTCAGATGGCGAACGGTGCCATCTACGATGACAGCGGTGCTGTTATCCAAATCCACGACCGAAAGCTGGATGCCTTGGAGGACTTGATCGAAGCCGCCAACGGCAAGCCTGTCCTGGTGGCTTACTGGTTCAAGCATGACTACCTCCGTATTGCCGAGCGACTGAAGAGGCTGCACATCCCATTCTCCCGGATGGATGACTCGGACAGCATCGCCAGATGGAACCGTGGCGAGATCCCCGTAGGTCTGATCCACCCGGCCTCTGCCGGACACGGCCTGAACCTTCAGTCCGGCGGCTCCACCCTTATCTGGTTTGGAGTCACCTGGAGCCTGGAGCTGTACCAGCAGACGGTAGCCCGTCTCTGGCGGCAGGGTCAGTCCTCCAGCACCGTGGTGGTGCAGCACATCATCACAAAGGGTACCATTGACAACCGCATCATGAAAGCCCTCTCCCAGAAGGAGCATACCCAGACGGCACTGATCGATGCCGTGAAAGCGGACTTGAAAATCTGAGACAACCTATGACAATCCGTGCCAATCCGAGGGACTAACTTATCGGAGGTACGAACATGGACCCTTATCAGGCATTAGCCAACGCCATCGTAGAACTGGCCGTAAAAGACTACAAAACCGCCCTCAAATATCACTACCGCCACCCCCACAGGAAGGAGTACGCCGACGATGTCTCCAGGCTGGAGCGATTCTTCCGTTCCGGCTGGTACGGGATGCTGACCAACCTGGACGGTGAGCTTCTCATGAACGGTGTCCGCCGCATGGTGCGTCAGGAGGTGGCAGCATGACAGCCAGAGAGTATATGAACCAGGCATACCGCCTTGACGAGCGCATCCGCAGTAAGCAGGAGCAGATCGCTGCTTTGAACGACCTGGCTACCAAATGCACTGCCCACATGACAGGGATGCCCCGGAACCCCAACGGAGGCGGTTCCCGTTTGGAGGATGCGGTTTCCAAGATCGTAGACCTGCAGGAAATCATCGCCGTTGACATGGAAGCACTGGTGGAGCTGAAGGCAGACATCGTTGCTACCATCAAAGCCGTGGAGAACATCGACTACCAGCTGATTCTGGAGAAGCGGTACATCAGCAATAAGTCCTGGCCTGAGATCGCCGTTGACCTGGGCTACAAGATGCGCCGAACCTATGAACTGCATGACGCAGCTCTTGAAGAAATAAAAATTCCTGAGAAATATTTGTGAGCGCACTAAAACGCACTATTTTGCACTTCGGTAATGTAGTATCATTACAATAGCAAAAAAACGATACGGAGAGCCTTCGTGGGAGAAATCCCGCGAGGGCTTTTTTCATGCCCAAACGGAGGTGATGCACATGGGCTATCGAAAGGTTGGGTACCTGGAACAAGCCTGGTACATCATCAAGTACAAGCTGCACCAGCTGCTGCACAGGAGGTGAACCGATGCCAAGGAAACCGAAACGCCCCTGTTCCTATCCTGGCTGTCCCAAGCTGACTGACGGCAGGTTCTGTGAGGAACACGCCAAGCAGGAAGCAAAGCGTTATGAGAAGTATGACCGTGACCCCGACACCCGTCGCAGGTATGGCCGTGCCTGGAAGCGCATCCGTGACAGCTACGTGCAGCAGCACCCACTGTGTGAGCTGTGCCTGAAGGAGGGCAAGCTGATGGACACCGAAGAAGTACACCACAAGGTCCCGCTCTCTGAGGGTGGAACCCATGCAAGGGACAATCTCATTGCATTATGCAAGCCTTGCCATAGCAAGATCCATGCAGAGCGCGGCGACCGCTGGCATAACCACTGACCCGGTAGGGGGAGTCAAATCTCTGTGACCCTCGCCCTGGGTAACGGTGCCGGGGTCACGTGTTGGAAAATTCAAAAACAAACGGGGTATTAACCCCCATCCTTTGAGGAGGTGTAAACAATGGCGAAAGACGGCACAATGCGCGGTGGTCCTCGGCCCGGACAAGGTCGCCCCCGTAAAGCATTGGTAGACAAAATTCAAGACGGCACCGCAGACTCTGCTCGGGTCATGTCCGAACCTGCCGAGTTCGTGGGTGCTGATGTACCTCCCGTGAAGGAGTACATGAAAGCCACCCAGAAAAACGGCAAGGGTCTGGCGGCCCCGGAGATCTACGCGAACACATACGCATGGCTGCAAGCCAGAGGGTGCGACAAGCTGGTCAGTCCCCAGCTGATCGAGCAGTATGCGATGTCGGTATCCCGCTGGATTCAGTGTGAGGAGTGTATTTCCGAGTACGGCTTCCTCGCCAAGCATCCCACGACCGGCAATGCAATCGCATCGCCCTATGTGGCTATGAGCCGCGATTACATGAAGCAGGTCAATTCCACCTGGTTTGCAATTTACCAGATTGTGAAGGAAAACTGCTCTGTTGACTACAGCGGTCCCAATCCCCAGGACGATGTAATGGAGCGTCTGCTCCGGGCAAGGAGCGGTGGTCGCTGATGGTCATTGGAAAAATCACAGTAAGCGGCACGAATGCCACCGTTGACTGGAGTACCGAAATCCCCAAAGGTCTCGTCGGCGGCAAGGTGCATATCGAGTACACCGATGACATTTGGAGTGAACTGAATAAGACCGTTGTCTTCCGTGGTGCTGTCACCAGAGACGTTCTGGATAACGGCAACGAAGTCATCATTCCGGCAGAGGTGCTGTCCCGCTCCGGCACGAATCTCTTTGTCGGCGTTTACGGTACGGATGCGGAGAACGATTTGGGCCTTCCTACATTCTGGGCAAAGCTGGGTGTCATCCGCGATGCCGCCGATCCCGAGGGAGATCCCGCATCGGACCCAAGTCTGCCAGTCTGGGCAAAGCTGTTGGAGCGCACCCCTGACTGGCAGGCAGCACCCGGAAGTGATAACCACATTCTAAACCGCACCCATTGGAAGGAAGTGCGTGTTGGTCATAATGTCTACGACGGCAGCCTGGATGGACGAAAGTACATTACCCTGCAGGACGGCATGGATTATGTAAAAATAAGCGATACTGTTCTGACTGAAAAGGAACTGGTGGGTTCAACTATATTTTTGCAGTTAGCTACCGATCCCCCAGAACAGTTCACAATGGATATAACAGAGGATCTGATTTTTGATTTGCGCATAGAAGAAGGTGTTCCGGTCATTGCAGCACATGAAGCTGTCATGTGTGTTCAAGCGGACTTCACGCTTTTCGGTATGAATATTGAGAAGGGTGTATATTTCCTGCGTGGATCTGAGAACGGTGAACTTGTCGGCTATGTAAAGTCCATCTCCGCATTGCCTGAAAACGAGGAAGTCTACCACAAGTTAGACAGTCATTATCTGAATGCTGATT